CATGAGGAAGAATGATTTGTCCCGCTGAAGTGATCGTCTGTTCCGCACTTCTGAAAACCGGCGATGTCAAGGAATACATCGAATTGCCGAATCGAACGATGTCGTCGAGCATCACGGAAAGATCCTGCTGCCATCGTTTAAACTCGGCTTCGTTCTTCGGGCTCGTGTAAGGAAGCTGTCTTCTTTTGATCAGGTTCATAGCACCTTTACCGCGCGAAGCACCTCGAGGATCGCGACAATCACCGCGAGGCCACCTGTCATTTTGTCGATCGTTCTCAATCTCCCGAAGATGATGTCATGATCTTGACGATTGTTTTTTTGCAGTTCCTTGATGTTCTGAATATCAGCGGCTTGACCGGCGACCTGTTTCATAAGGCTGACCATTTCAACCTGGCCGACCTTGATCTGATCAATGCCCGACTTCAGTTCATTGTGTCTCTCGTCAAGATACTTCTGGCTAAGCCCTGAAGGGCAGTTCGGGAAAGAACATTCGCCCATTTCTTAGATGCTCCTTTTCAGGAATACAGCGTTGACATAGGCGCTGACTGAAGCTGTCGTTGCGCTGCCGATGCTGAATGCGGTGATCGTCAGGTTCAAGTTCGCATTCGCCCCGCCTGTTACAACCCACAGAGCCAGATGATGAAGGCTGAATACACCGTTTGCCGCTGAATACGATCCGGTCTGATCCTGGGTCGAAAGCGTGATCGGCTGCGCGGTGCAGGGGGATCCGCCCGCGACGGCCACCGTAAGCAGGTTCGGGCCAGCGGTTGCGCCCTTCGTTCCCTGAAGCTGTACTTCCAAAAGAAGGAAGTCGCTATTCGAACATCCGGCGATCGTGAAGGGATTGAAAACTGCGGTACCGGCGACTGCAATCGTCAAGCCGGATGCAGTCTGATTGGATGCGAGATCCATACCGTAAAGAGATCTTCCCGACTGATCCGTGAGGAGACCTGCGGGATCGCGCACCGGAATCGTATTCGGTTGTCCAACCTCATTCCCGTTTACCTGTCGATCAACCGTCCCGTAAACATCATAGATCTTCTTCGCGGCCTGGTTCAGTCTCGCATCCGCTCCAAGGCCCGCGATCCCGTTCGCGGTATCGATCGCCGTGTTGATCGCGTTGAAGTTGTCATCCCACCAAGAGGAAAGGATGTTTGTGACTGTTGCAAACTGCCGGGGAAAAACGATGAGTGACATTTTAGTACTCCGATCCGATCTGCCCTTCGTAGTGCAGACCTGAGAGAATATACTGACTCGACGAGGTATCGAGCAGTTCGAAAATTACTTCTTTGCCAAGCCCGCTATCGAGTTCCTTCATTCCTGTTGCGGTAGCCGTTTGAAGAAGAACAGTCACGGCCTGGGCTAAGTTGTTCGTGATCGTGACGGACTGCGCGAGCGAATTTGTGATCGTGACGATCGTACTCGGCATCGTGACGGTACACTCCGTCGTGATGTTGTCGCAGATCGCCCGCATGATAAGGGTTGCCGGCACCGTGAATCCCTGCCTCGCCTCAAGGGTGCAGCCAACCCGGAGAATGTGTTTCGTGTACTTCGACGTTCCCATATCGAACGCCTTTGTCCGAACCTGCCGGGCAAGCGTTTGAGTCGATGAGCTGTCGAAAAGCAGGATAACCTTGTTCCCGTACATTCCATAAAGGAGCGTATCAGTCGAGGTCATGGACTGCTGAATGAAGTTCAGATCAAGCCCATAAGCAACAATGAACCATCGCTTCCGGTAGGTGCAAAGAAGGAGTTTTTCGAGTACTCCTGTCGCCGGGTTGATCGCCCGTACAAGAACGCAATAAACGAGCTTGTTGAAGATCTTCGCGAAGCGTCCGATCGGCTTGAAGGTCAGATCGATATTCGGGTACAGGCCGTCAAGCAGTTCGGAGATCGGATCAAAGGACTGTCCTTCGACCGTATATATCCCATAATCGCTGACCATAAAGACCGTTCCGCTCAGGACGCGAACAGTATCGGGGAACATCGAACCAATGCCAGGAACGCTATCGGAAAGCTGATAAGCGACGTTCCCGCTCGCGAAGACCTGTGATCCGAAAAGCGAATGCGTCGAGTGATCGCCGACCGCATAGAGGTACCCCGCTGTCGCGGCCAGCTTTTGAATCGAAACCCTTGTGTCGGGGTTCGTGTCAACGATGCTCCCGCCTCCCCCGCTGATCGTGAAGTCGGTAAAGGTGTTAATCGCCGAATATTGATACGTCAGGCCATTGACAAGGATCCAGACGCGGGCATCGAATACCGCGATGTCGGTCCCGATGATCGTCGAGTCCTGAAGCGAGATGATGATCTGATCGGTGAAGGTCGCATTCGGAATAACCGTACCATCGTTGAGCGCCGTCGTGCCGCCAAGGAAGCCGCCTGTTCCTGTCGGATGAACCTGAAGGATTGAAACAAGGCATTTCGTTGTGTCAATCGCCGGCATAATGACACCGGCAGCGGTAGCGGCTTCGGTTCCAGGAGTGAACGATGTCGTTCCTGTTGAATCGATGTAGAGATAGCACTTGTTGTATTTCCCGTTTGAACAGTTGAATCCAACCGGGAGCCATGCGTGCGGAGTCGCCGGTTGTGCCGCGAAGGTCGTTCCTGAAACGTACTGAAGAACAGTTGCGGTAAATCCTGCATATTGCGGTATTCCCGCATCGAGAATACAGATCGGCGGGTTGATCGGACTTTGCAAAAGGCTCATCGCGAAGAAGCCAGAAACGGTATCGAGCAAAAGGAAGTTCGTATTTTTCCATTGCTCGAATCGAGGGTTCGTGAAAGTCTGATTCGTTGCTCCGGGAATGTTTAAGCGGAAGGAATTGTTTGTTCCCATATCCGCTGCATAGAGCGTTACGCTGTTCGGCGTGGATCCACCGCATACGAAAATCTTATAGATCTTCCCCTGATAATTGTAATCGTACGCCCGAAGGATGTCGAGGCGGTAGCACTTCCAGGTCACGGTATTATCGACAACCGTTCCATCCTGATTCGTTGGCCAGGTAGGTTGTACGTTCGCGGTCGTGCCATTGGCAAGAGCCTTATAGATGCAGCCGTTCTCGACTGTAGATCTCCGGATGTCTCCGGCCTTTACAGCCGTGTTCGCAGTCCAGGCAAGTTCTGAAGATCCGAGCGTTACCTTGACGGCAGAGTAACCCGGTACCGACCAAAGCGAATTGCCGATCGGCATGAAGTTCTGCAGGATAGGAAGCTCCCCGTCCTTCATCGTGATCGGCGTGTCTCTCTGATTGAGAGTCTGGAAGTTGTAAATACGGTCGTCGAATCTTCGCAGTTCAGCCATTATTGACCTATCAATCGGCGACTGAATTCAGTTCCGATTGCCTCCGTGATCCTTCTCTTGTAATCAGCCAGGAACGTCTGAGCCTGATCGTCGCGCTGATACTTTTTCTTCGCGAGATATGCTGCATAGAATCCGACCGGCTCCGTGTACGGAAATGCGAGATCGTTGTCCTGATCTGTCACATTCACGAGATCCTGCGGTTCAAGGGCGAGATCGAAGTCATTATTCGCATACGCGATCGCCGGGTAAGGAAGGATTATCACGCTTCGCCCGATGATCGTATAGTGCGACGGCGTTCCTGCGGTCTGATACTGCCACACTCCGAGGCGCTTTGCATCGTCCGGAGAAAGGTACTTCAAAGGATAGCAGGTCGTCGAGGTGTACTGAAGCATGATGTCCATGACATCGATCACGCGGCGATTGACGACCATCGTGTCCATACTCATTGTCGCCCCAACTCGGGTTGTGGCGGCGGCGATGTTCAAAGGCCGAAGTTGCCGAGTGCAACCAGAAACAGCGGCGACCAGCTTTCGGGCTTTATTAACGTAATCGGTGAGCTCCTGCAAGGTCCAGAAATTGAAAGAGGCATCGTGAAGAAGCCTCTGCGTATCGGTGATATAGGTCTGTAGAGTGTTCATTTTGTCCTCTTGGCTGGCTCATCAGATCTTCCGAGCCACCGGAAGATGACGGCCCCGAAGGGCCGTTTCGCCACGAGATGCCCCGATAGGGCTATTCGTCGGCGGTCTTGTCTTTCTTGCCGAGCTTCTTCTGAAGCTGTGCATTCTCTGTCTGAAGGGACGCATTCATTTTCGTCAGTTCCTCGATCATGAGATTGCGTTCTTCCAGATCCTGCTTCAGCTTCTCGATTTCCTCGAGCTCATCCTTTGCAACGTACTCGACGGCTTCGATGTCGAAGTTGCCGAGCCAGTTGTCACCGTCAGGATGATTCGCGATGCCGAGCCGAACCTTGTTCGCAGTCTTGTCCTTCTTGTTGAAGCCGAAGATGTGAATCGCGGCTTCCAGGGGGATCGTGACCTTTTCGTTCGGCTTAAACTCAAACTGCATCCCGAGATAGGAATCCCGGAAGGTAGTCGAGTTTTTGTTCTTCACGGTTACTTCAAGCAGTCTTGACAAGGTGTTCCTCCTTTTTTAGCTGAGGCCCATCATGATAAGGGGCGTCGTGGTGGTTTCAGCCTTGATTACGGTACCGAGGATCGCGCCGGCAGTCGTGCTGACTGCGACGAGGCCCGCGGTTGCCGCTGTTGCTACCTGCTGCCCGACCGTGAAGGCGGTCGAAGCTGAAGCGGATCGGCAGATACCGCCGACGACCATCTGACCCACGCCAGGCGTTACCACACCCGAGGGCGAGGTTACGGCTGCGGGGATCGCGTTCTTCGCGATGCCGACGCGCTTCGTGCTGTTTGCGGAAGCGATCGTTGCGACTGCGAGGGTAGGCTTTGTGGAGTCGAGGTTCGTTTCATCGATCACCAGGGGAGCGCCTGCCCCGATCGCGGTTGCCGCGTAGTTCCAGACCGTGATAACATCGCAGTTATCTTCGATCGCTGAAGGGACCTGTGCATACGGATTTGACATTTTCGTGTCCTCTCTTTCTGTCCTACGAGATTAGATAGTCTCGTAAGTCAGGTTCTTGAAGTGCGAAGCGGTTCTCGGCTTCACGCCCACCAGTTCGGCCAGCGTCACAATAACGCCCTGGTAGCCGATTTGATTGTTCGGGATCAGCGGATAGAAGCCGCTGAAGCTGAACGATGCCTGTTCGTGGAAGTACAGTCCGAGATACTTCGTATTCCAGAACAGGAACTCGCCCTCTGAGATCGAGGGATCCGCGAAGATCGGAACACCCGAAACCATGAGAGCCCGGAAGCCAGTCTCGACCTGGCCCATGCTGAAGCCGTTCTCGACGATGTATCGTTCCTGACCGAGGAAATCCCCGGCGAGCTTCATCCAGGTACCGAAGCCGCAGAAACCGATATTCGGCGATTCACCGCCCGCAAACTTCGTGGCGCCCGCGATCATGATCATGACCTGCTGACGGGTCGGCGTGGTGGCGATGGCGTAGTTCTGGTAGTAACCCTTCCAGAAGCCATTGCCTGCGGTCGTCCTGTTGATATTGCCATAGGTGGCCGCGTTCGTCGAGTCGTCGGCGTAGTCGTTGATCGAAGTCAGCGCCTGCGTGTTCGCGAGGTTGTTGTTGCCGAGGATGGCGGTAACGAAATCATTCTTGATCACTTCTTCGGCATCGCTCATGCGTGCCTCGATGATCGGAACGACTTCATGCCCCATCTGAACCAGACCTTCCATTCCGAGGAAGGGAATCGGGCAGACGTGAGCCTTCAGGTTGAACTCTGCGTTCTGCGCGCCCGTGAGTGCGGCGGGCTGCTGGAATGCACCGTTGTAACCAGTCCATGCGCCCTGAACATACGAGGCACCCTGAACCGGAACGGTGACTGACGAGATACCGCCAGTTGCGGTTTTCGCTGCGGCCATGAGGCACGCGAGCAAAGGCCGCGACTGGTAAATCTGAACCACCATTGACGGAATGAACGCCCGTCTGGTGAGTGCAGTCAGTTCGCTTGCGACTGCTCCTGTATTGGGGATGATCCCCTGACCGAGTACCGGCATTGTACTACTCCTTTCTTAGCTTACGCGCTTTTCCCCTGTTTGAAGCCGTCAATCATGGTGTGCGCGACAGTCAGGGCGCGACGATGCGGATCCTTGTAGAGCCCTTCTTCATCAGCGGGAAGTGACGGAGGATCAAACGTCCTGCCGCCGACCCTAGGCTTTGCGATCTCTTCGGCGCGCTCGAAGTTCTCGATCGCAACTTCATAGTCGCCAATCTTCTTGTCAACCATGAATTGCTCGAGAGCCTTCAGACGATCGCCCGTATATCCGCGATCGGTTGCCGGCTTCCGCATCGTGGCGATGCTTTCCGCTCTCGTTCGATCTTCATCCCTCTTCCGCAGAGCGGCGTTTTCTTCCTGAAGTGGCTTGATCTTCTCTTCGATCCTGGCTTCCTGCTCCAATTCAGGGATGACGAGATCCGGTTCTTCCTCCTTCACAAGCTGAAGGAACTTCAGGCCGTTTTTCCCGAGGCGCAACTTGTGCGCGAGCTTTCCGAGTTCCGCTGTCTGTTCGTCAATTTCTACTGTCTTGCCTGCCATGTGACTCTCCTTTTAACGGGATTGAGATTTGAATTACTTGGGCTTCCTGATTGCCCCGACTGCATCCTTGTAAGAAGGATGTCCGGTCTTCGTTCTGACCTGGCCGAAGTCCGGAGTTTCAGGCGGGTACGCCTTCATCTTGCCGCTTTTCTTTTTGGTCGAATTGACCTTCGGACTGAACATAAAAATCGTTCTCCTTTCTGATTCGTTCTTACTACGGGTTGATGTTCGCCGGGATATGCGGACCGTTCATGATGCCCCCGCCCTGCATCATCTGTTCGAAGCCGGGAGGGGGGGCGCCTGCCCCTGCATTCTGTCCAGGTGCGGGCGGCTCTTTCATCATCTTGTCTTTATACATATCGGGCATACCGGAAACGATGTTCATCAGTTCGGCGGGTACCAAGTCCTGAGATTTCTTCCCGGCAAATTTCTTGTAGAGAGATCCAAGCGACGAGTGAACAGCCCGTCCTTCCTCGCTGTCCCCTCCAAGAATTGGCAACGATTGTTCCAGGATCGACATTGCGATCTGAACATTCGCTCTTGCCTGCTCGATTTCCCCTTCAGGCTTTACAACACCTGATTCCGGGGACCCGGTGGGAGGAGCCGATGGCGCTTTCTCTGCGCTGGCTCTTTCTTCCGTTGAACTCACCTTATCCGGCATGACCGCTCTCCTTTCGATTCGGGGTGCCGCTGTCTATCCTTCAGGGATTCGTGGCACGACAACCCCGAGAAACTTTCGCCACTAAAGCGTGATTAACGCTTTTTGCTCCGCTTCGCGGCGCGCTTTTTGCCCCTCTTTGCCATAGGTATCACCTCCCTTCATTTTGCAGAGTGTCGCTTACGCTGATCTGTTTTCCTCTGCCCTAGACGTTAACGTGTTCATACCAAGACAGGCGAATAGAAATTTTATTTCCGTTCCCCTGCGAAGTAATTCTGAAAATGTATTTCGTTCCCTGTCGAAGAACCCGTTCCTGGCCTTCACCGACTGCGGCCGCAAACTTGCCGGCAGACGTTGCGCTTCCGCTCGTACGCTGCATTATCAGAGTGCCGTCAGTCGTACCGCCTGAAGTTCCCTTTGAAAGAAGCGTCGTCGCAACATTGTTCGAATTTCTGTTGCGATTGAAAACTGTTTGTGGCGTCGTTCCCGTTTTGTCTGTTGCCTCATAGATCGCGAGATCGACTTCGCTCTGTCCTTCGAGTTCGTAACCGAAATGCGCCCAGGTCGAAGTGTTCGGCGTTTCGATCAGGTAGTCCTGGGAAACTCCGGTATTAAGAGATACCACATCTCGATAGGTAAAAGAATCTCCGTCATGGATCTCTTGATGCTCGATCTGAACGACAGCCATGCAAGAATGATACGGATCAAATTCAGATTTTCTTGCCGGGTTTGCAAAGTCAGTTATAAAGGCGGCAGCGGGAAGGAGCGTCCCGATAAGAGTAACAGGATTGCCGGCAGCGTCAAAGAGCGTGACGTTTGCGGCCGAGTCTTCGTTCGTTCTCTTAACGAGCGGTCTTACCGGCATCTTTGCCTGCCCCCTGATTTCCCATCGTTGCGGCCAGCGCTTCCATCTGCTTCTTCTCTGCGAGTCGTTTCTGAAGTTTCACCTTTAGGGCCGTTGCGTTCTGCGGCCTGATCGCGTCAATCAGATCTTCTTCATCCGCTGCACCGGCCTGGAATAGCGTCATTGCGTTATCGATCTGCTGTTCGATAAAGATCGGGCTCGATGAATGAGCGTCAACTTTAACGTCAGCCTGATCGGTAAACTGTGCGGCGATGAACTCGATCCCTTTCGGCGATGCTTCAGTCTTGGCCGTGAGAAGGTGCGTGCCGTCGTACTTCCGAAGCATCTTCAGGATCACGGTTGCTACCTTTTCAACGGAGTCTTCCAGGATCGCGGCCTTTTTCTTCGGCCTCGTGGATCCGATCTTCGCGAGCATATCGGCATGGCCATGCGCGCGAACGCCCGGTTCGCCGCCACCCTTCAGGATCGAACGGATGCCCGATACTTCATCGAACATTTCCTCGATCATCTTGAACTCGCGGAACAGGTCAGAGACTTCCTTCGGGTACCAGAGATCTACCTTGCCCGGTACTGGATCGTCGTTGCTTGCGATGCCGCCCGCGATCAGAAGGGCCTTCAGCTTTGCTTCAGGCATACCGAAAGAGGAAACCGGAGGATCTGCGAGCTTCGCGAGGATCTTCTTGATCTCCGGGATGCGGGTGTTAATCCACTCCTGAAGGGGAATGAGAGGGACCAGTTCGGACTTGCCCCAAAAGTAATTGTCTAGCGGATTCGGCGTGATCTTGATAAACGGTACTTCGCCGGCAACGAACGTGTTGCAACCGGAATCGACAAGGATCGCCTCGCCGCCGATCATCAGTACCTTGCGGTAATCCTTCAGGTCGTCATCGAAGACCCAAAGTTCCTGACAGTTGATGCCTTCTTCGCCGACGTATGCTTCATAAGAATGAAACGGCGAGAGCTTTGTATTCGCTTCGCCGCTGACTTCGCCGGTACCGGGATTCGTGGAGTTAATCACGATCTGCTGCACACCGGAAGGGATCGTATTCTGATCGCGTTCCTGATCGTGCGGTTTGATGAGAGCAAGGATCCGGTCTTTTTGTTCCTGGCCCCAGTCCTTGATCATCCGCGTAATCTGCGATTTCGTCATGAAGAATTCATGACAGATTGCTTCCTGATTCGCGAGCGTGGGGATGTCTTCTCGGAGGACGCCCATGCTTTCCGGCCTGATCACATAGGCCATGTACTGATTCTTTCCGAGAGGAACGAGCTTCAGGAACGTACTGTCGAGAACGAGCGCCCATATCAGCGCGTCATTGAATGCGAGATCGATATTCGAATCGTGCCACGTTTCGTTTATGCGAGGCGTGAGGATCTTCGCCTTTTCCGTTTCGACCATGTAATCGATGCCGGCAACAGGCGGGATCTCGATAACGAATGAGGTTGTTTCTCCGGAGAACAGGAACGAGGAAAGAAGATCGATGTGGGAATAGATCTTGTT